GATATTAGTACCTGTAAGGTCCATGAAATTATCGGCCATATCCTCGCCATTGGTAATCCTAATAAGGCCAGGATTAAACTGGTCCCTAGGGTCTACCGTATTCGCTCCCGCCTCTAAAGACAATCCAGTAGGGTCTACTGGAAGTGTAGAAGCAGGTACAAACCTAACCGAAACTGGGCCAAGCTTGAAGTATTTGTATGCTCCAAAGAAAGGAGCCAATCTGTTCTTGACAGGATTCCCACCAGCGGTAATCTTCACAACCTGCAAAGCGGTCGCTGATGTATTCATGTCTACAAACCATGTAAATTTCTGCATCATTTCAATCACAAATCCATTACATTCCTAACAGCACGTTTTCCACGTCCAATCTGATGTTCAAGCTCCGTACCGATGATACGGTAAGCACGCGCGGAGTAGGAATCAGTTCCGTACTTCACGTGACGACCAGTATTTTTGTAAAAATCCGCCTGTTTTCTCATGTTGTCCTTATATGAGTCATAAGCGTACACAGATGAACCCACAAAAGGAACTGCGTACATCCACTGAGCCATATTAGTATCTCCTGCGCCTGTATCCGCCACCATACCCACCATAGGAACGTCCATAAGAGGGCCTTCTGCCGTAGTTCGAGCGACGGTATCCATATCTTCTGCCGTATGCCATTTTTTATTCACCATTGATGTCGCATAAACACCAATGTACATAATGATACAATGGAAATTATAAATAAGTATCGTAATCAAAGATCATGGAAACCTATATGTTAACAGTACCAAGGAATGTACATAAACGTACATTAATGATAATGATTGAACAAAACGATTGCAAACGCTGGATAATAGCTAAAGAAAAAGGAAAAAACGGTTATCTTCACTGGCAAATCCGTCTACAGACGAGCAATGACAAGTTTTTTGAATGGGTCAAAATGTTCATTCCTACCGCGCATATAGAGAAAGCTCAGGATAAATGGGAATATGAGAGAAAAGAAGGGAAATATTGGGGAAGTGATGATACAACAGAAATCAGAGCCATGAGATTCGGTACTCTTAGAGAAAACCAAAAACGCGTTCTAAAGGCCCTAGAAAGGCAAAACGACAGGCAAGTAATGGTTTGGTATGACAAAGCAGGTAAACAGGGCAAATCGTGGCTCGTAGGCCACTTATGGGAAACAGGAAAGGCATGTTACGTACCGCCGACAATGAGCACCCCCAAAGAAATCATCCAATGGGTACATTCCGCCTACAAAGGCGAAGGGTTAATAGTAATCGATATCCCAAGGTCTTGGTCATGGTCTGAACCACTATACACGGTCATAGAAACCATAAAGGACGGTCTAGTATACGACCCTAGGTACAGCGCGAACATGCGCAACATAAGAGGGGTCAAGGTCTTAGTCATGTCTAACGACAAACCAAAGGTAGGTAAACTGTCGGCCGACAGATGGGTAATATGGGAAGAAGGGTCAAACCTTCAATCGTAATACTATGAAGGTTTTCCCCCCTTTAGGGGGGAAAGAGGTTTAGAGCAATTGCGCCCTTTGGGATTGGGGGCCCCTGACCCCCATAAGGACAACTCACCACTCAATATGGAGTTTCATCCTGAACCAATCCTTCAATTGAATCAGCAAATCCAAGAGCTTCAGGATTTTCAACCCCCTCAAATTCCATGAACTCCGAAGGTATCATCCTTTTGTTGTTTATGTAAATGCTCACGGCAATACACCCCCATTATTGTTTGGCCTGATTATACTATCCTGATTATGGGACGGCCCCTCATTGGCACCAGGGACCATCGCTACAGGAGTGCTGACTGAAACAAACCTGTCCATCGGTGTGTACTGGTTGAAGTTGAGCACAACAGGATCTTTGAAGTACACTGTTTCAGTGATGTACACTCTGTAGTAATACGATGTCTTGTATGCCCTAGGAAGAACAATCCTCATAAGTTCAACCTCAGGTACGTTATTCATACCGTAGTCATAGGCAGTAGTACCTGTAGAGGTCCGTATTTCCTGGAAGAAATCAGTTGGAAGCCAACTCATCCTCTCTTTGAAACCTGTCTGGAAAAATCCGCGGGGACTGGAATCATTGGTAGTCCATTCATAAGTAGCTTCGGAAGAGCCACCACGTGCAGTATGAATTGCCCTCGTAGCTGTAGTTGAACCGCCAGTTGTACCAGTAGCAGGAACATTCCTAGTAGCTCCAGGAAAAGCATCCTGATGAAGCTGTGCAACAGACCAGAACAAAGGTTTAGCTGTCCTACGGCAACCACTCTGGAGCTGGAATTTGAACCAGCGCCTGTCAAGCATCATTGAGTAATAAGTCTTGTCGATATTAGTACCTGTAAGGTCCATGAAATTATCGGCCATATCCTCGCCATTGGTAATCCTAATAAGGCCAGGATTAAACTGGTCCCTAGGGTCTACCGTATTCGCTCCCGCCTCTAAAGAC